TGCTATCTAATTGTATGTCACCAGCATTAGTAAAGTTAGAGTCACTAAGATCAAACGTACCTGTAACATCTAAGTTACCACCTACAGATAAGTTACCTGATATATCAACAAGACCATTTATATCAATAGTAGTAGCAGCAATTTGTATTTCTGTATCAGCTACAAGATCAAGCTGACCATCTGCACTAGAGTTAATGTAAATACCAGTATCACGAAACTGTATCTTTTCTGTAGATGCAATAAGTAAATCATCTGAGAACTCAAAGTAATCCTCGTCTTCCATCCACTTTAATACACCGTCATTAGTCTCACCGTCAAACGTAATAACAATATCTGTACCTGCAGTGCCTTGACCAAACGTTATACCGTGACCTAAGAGAGCACTAAGAGGCCCACCCTCTCCTGCTGTACCGTCATGTGTATGTCCTGTACTTGCTGCAAATGCAGCTAATAGTTGATCAAATTCATCATTAGTGTGTGCTGCAGTAATGGTATCTCCATCTGCGTAAGTTGATTGTCTTGTGTATGTAGCACCCATTTAACGTCTAGCTCCTAATTGATATTCTAGTTGAAACCCTTTTAAGGAGTATGGGTTACTTTCTCCATCATCTTCAACTTTAAGTATTACAGAAAAACCTGATCCTTCAACAGCTTTTCTATCTAAAGGATCTTGACCACCACCATAAACAAATTGAGTAGCGCTAGAAGTTGTACTATATACTGCAACTCCATAAGATGCTGCTAAATTATCTGTAGAAAAAGGATAAACTGCTGGTCTAGCTGAGTTTTTATCTTCATTATCATAACGTACAATTAAATCAGCGTCAACACTTCCTTCAGGTCTATAGTTAATAATAACCTTTTGCATATGTTTACGTATGCCAGAATCGCCAAACACCATGTCTGGCCCTCTGTATTTACCTTTTATAGTTGTTCCATCAAAGGTACTTCCTATTTCTTGTCGTTGTACAAATCCATTAATGTCTCCATGTAAAACAATAACATCACCTGTTTCTACAAAAGTATCTGTACATGTAGTTTTAAAACCTTTAAGTTCTGAAAACTCAAAACCTTCTTTTTTTAAAACACAAGTAGCTCCTTTAGAAAGTTCAGCAGATTGACCTGTTCTATTAAAAAATATTCTATATTGAGTTTTGTCTGGAATAACTACACTATCAAAATCTACTGAGTTACTAATATTTTCATCAAAAATAGATTGTATATTTTTACTAATTGTTCCTAGCTCTGTATCGCCAATACGTTCTGTAGCAGCAATAGTACGTAATCCATCAGGACCAAGAAATATTAAATCACCTGCAAATTCTTGTACAGTAAAACTATTAATACACCCAATACTTCTAGTAACAGGTTCTACAACAAAATCAGAACTAGAAGAACCTGTCAATTTAAATATTCTATTTTCACAAAAAATAAATAAACTATTACGAAAAACTTTTAATGCAACAACAGTATCATCTACCTTAACGCTACCTGCACCATTACCTGTATTAAATCCATCTTCATTAAGAGGTTCACTAAATATTACTTCTTGTGGTGTAGTAGATTTACCCGCATAAAACATATGATTTCTATACGCAGCTACTACAGTTGAACCTGCTACACTACTATCTGTAACATCTGTAGCAGACAAAGAAGTGTTAAAAACTACAGGTGCATTAACTTGATCTACTAAAATAATTTTTTCATTGCCATCAAAATTAAATCTTTCAAACTGATATTTATTAGCATTAGTTCTATCTGTATCTATTTGTGTCCATTCTTGTGATACTGACGAATCAGTAATGTGTGCTGCAGCAGTAGTGCTTGAAACTGCCCTAGTTACACCTGTAAAAGAATTTGCTGTAACTCCTGTGTAGGTAAACTTTTCATCACCTATTTGAATAGTACCACTGGCAGAAAAACCTGTAGTAGAATCTACAGTTAAAGCACCTGCACCAGACATACTAGTACTTGATTCAACACGAATAGATAATTGTGTAGAGGCAGAATAGTATATTCTTTCACCTCTAGCTGCTAATACTTTATTATCAAAAGAAGCAACCATTAAAGGTTCTTCAGCAGTAGTATTGGTAATAGGTATTACTTGATTAACATATTTAGTATAGCCATTTATTCGTCTATAACCACCTTGAATATCAGGCTCAAAGTTCTCTAATTGTAATGCCTGTCCTGGGTCCATTAAGAAACTAGAACGGTTAAGAACTAATCCACCTTGACAGTTAAATGCAACAGGTTGTAATTGAGCATTATCAGGCATTAAGAAATAGTTCCCATCAAAGTATTACCATAGCCTGTTGATCTTTCAATATAAGTAGATCTAACATATTCATATTTATTAATAAGAAGACTTTGCATATTTTTAATTCCTTGTTGGAATCTATCAAACGTTATTTGATATTGCTGTCCTTCTCCACGATATTGATATACAAAAGCAGAAGCACCATCTACAATTACAGGAGCAAATCTTTCAGGTATAGTAGTAGTATCTCCATGTGCATCTAAGTCACTAGGAAATGTAAAATAATCAAACGTTAATGTGTATTGTTTATCAGGCAAAGGATATAATAAATAATTATTGTCAGGTGAACGTACTATAAACTGTGGTATTCCACCATTCTCAAACTGTGTTACAGTTACTCCACTACTATGTGTAGCTGCAGTAGTACTATTAGCACCACGAGTGCACCCTGTAATATCATTACCTAATATACCTGTATAGGTAACTTGTTCACCGCCAATGTGTACAGTACCAGATGTATCAAGTCCTGTAGTAGACGTTAATGTTAAGGTTGCTACAGAACTAGAATGAGAACCATTAAGTGTTGTAGATACAACTTCATCTTCTTGTGTAGCATATTCTTTTTGAATGTACTCATTATAATTTAATGTTTTTAAATTGTTACCAGATGCGTTTACATCTGTATCTTTTTTAATTCTAGCTGTACTATAATCTACAGACTTTGTACTTGTAGGTAAAGAGTATCGTGCTACACCAGCAGTAAGCGTAGAACTATTAGTAGCATGATTAAAAGAATAACCAAACTCTCTTTGATTAATATATCTAATAGCTTCGTTAACAGCATTTTTACATTGCACTTGTACTCCCCTAGCATTTGCAAAATCACTAGAGGTAAGAGATACTTCATTCATTCTTGTTATAACATCATTAGTTAATGATAAAAATGTAAGTGCCATTAGGTTTCCTTTAGATAAGCTAAAGGGGCCAGTGCAATACCAGCCCCTAAAGTTATTTTAAATTAAGTCACGTTGAGCAACTGCAGCTTCTGTCATTGCGGCAGAAACGTCAACCACTACACAATAGACACGTAAGCGTCCAGTTGCAGGATCAGCACCAGCAATTGTTACATCAATGGTATCTGCAGCACCAACAAGAGCTAGAGCTTCTGCAGCATATGTAGAAGCCGCACCTGTATTAACAAGGTTAGCTTCACCATTAGAACCTTTTGCAAGGTATGTACCTGCAGCAGCATCAAGTGCCGCACCATCAATGATGTCATCACCACCACCAAAGTCAATATTACAAGTACAACTTGCAGTAAAAGACTTCATAATTTCAGCACCAGCAGCAATCACAAAGGATTCAGCAGGTACTTCTAGTAGTTGAAAGATGTCACCATTAGCAAGCGTAGCTCCTGCAGTAATCATAGCATCAATATCTAAGATTGCTTCAAGAGTGCGTACTGTGTTACCTACATTAGTGTGAACAGGAAGAACGTCTGCGCCAACACCAGCAGTAGATGCGAGAGTCATATCAAAAGTAGCCATAAGTTATATCCTCCCTTATGCTGCGTTATAACGAGCAGTAACGATAGCTTCTGGACGAAGTATCTTTCTGCCGTATAGATGCATACCACGAACAATGTCAGCAAAGCTGTCTTGATCACGATATGTTTCTGTCTTATTGATTTGCTCCGCAGTTGCAACAGCAGAATCATGTCCAGCAACAATAACACCAAGGTTTGTTAATTGATTAGCTGTGCCTGATGTTCCAGGTCCAGTGCCAAGGGCAGGTAGATTGGAAGATGTATAGACACGGAAACCGTGGAAGTTATTAATAGTTAGACCATTACGTAGTCCACCTGACTCACCAAAATCAGCGTTCATAAAACGTGAATCTTCATCGGCAAGAATTTCCATAAACACTGGATCAACTACAAGCCAGCGATTTTGTGAATCAACTTGCTGTTGGTCAAGCAAACGTTTCATGCGTGAAACAATCATCGCAGGGGAAACAGTTGCTGTAGGTAGTGATGTAGCTCCAGGCATACGAGCAGTTACTGGAATCGAATGAGTACCAGCAGATGTTGTCGTAATGTTACCGAAGTCACCTTTATGAAGCTGCATTGAAGAAAGCAGTTCGTTTGAACCTGCAGTAGATACAGCTTTAGTACCATTAACAGTTGTGTTAAGGGCACTTGCTTTACTATGCAGAGAACTTTGTGCATAACCAGACATATATCCAAGAACTTCTTGGTCATACTGGTCAGACAAACGATACGCTGCACGATTGCTTGCAAGATCCATAAAATTAACATGGCTATGCGCCTCTTCAATATCGTCCATTTTAAAGGCATAGTAATTGGCCTTGTCAATAACTAATGAAAAGTCTTCATCTTGCAAATCTTGTGCTGTAACATTTGTGCCACGCGCATATTCTGAGACTGAAATCTCAGGTTCTTTAATGATCTTAACGGTATCGCCTTGACCAGTGATCTCTCCGAAATAATCAGAGTTCGTAATATCTCCTACTACAGTAGACTTGCGAAAGGCAAGTTGTACCTGCTTGGAGTAGATTACAGGACTAAAATTACCATTGGGTAAATTCCCATAACCTGTTGCGGTTGTAAAAGCCATTATATCCTCCTATAAAGTTTAGGCTTGCTTATAAGCTAAACATTATCACATAGAGGCTGTACGTTTTCTAGGGTGCATATTGTTATTAGTTGGCCTACCAATAACGTTATGGGCCTATACTTGAACAGGTAAGTCTTACGTATTGTTTAGTTTTGTATTTGGTAGTTTATTATTAGGTAGACCCAATGGGTGGCTAATAATGATTATACCTATAGTTATACTGTATTAATTTTATTTGTCAACAGTATTTTATCGTGCAGAACCAGACATATCATAAATAAATTTTCCAGTTCTTATTGCTTCCATAATCGCATCGGAAGCTTTTTCGTATTGTTTAGTTGACATACTTGCAACTTGCGATTCACTAAATGTACCATCTTTGCTACCTGTATCAGGTGCGTTACGACCAGTACGATTAACAGAACGTGCAGCATCTTTATTGCTTGCAGGTTTCTTTGTGCTAATATTCATGTCTGCTTTGTACAAATCAATTGCACGACTTGCAGAACGAGCATCTGTATCATTTTCGTATAGAGCATCTTGAACCCACTTAGGTTGTTCTTCTGCCCAATTATGAAAGTCATCACTATTTCGTATTTCGCCAAAGTCAGGATGAACTTTTAATAGTTCTACTTCTGCTTTCTCACGAGATGCTGTAGCTCGCATTTCATCAATTTCTTTTACACGGCTCTCTAAACCTTCTGACTGCTCACGAGCTTTCTTAATTGCAATTGTTTCTACAATAGCTGCTACGTCAGGGTATTGTGCTGCCCATGCATCAATGTCTTCATCAGACTTAGGTAGCTTAATCTCTTTACGTGTAACGTCTTTTAACTGTGCTTCTAGTTGACTAAACTTATCTTCCCAAGATTTTTCTTTATCTTGCATGTGTCGCCTGAGATCACCGTAACGTTTCTTAAAACTTTTTTCTTCTGCATTAATAGGTTCAGCTTCTTGTGCTTGAGTTTCTGGTGCATCTTCTTTATCTGCAAGTAGTTGCTTTAGCTCTTCCTCATCTTTATCAATGCGGTTTGAGTTAGCACTTTTTCTATCTACAAATGCAACCTTTTTAGGAGTAGTTACTTCTCCTGCCATAGTAGTAGTATTCATTATAGTTCTTTCTTTCTGGGGCCACCGTAGCCTAGTGTTGGTAGGGGGATGAGTAGCCAGCGT